TCTGAAAAGTCACAAAGCGCCCACAGAGTGATATTTGCTGCGATGTTCTGAGGTTTGAAATTGATTCCTTCTTTGATGATGTGTAGACGCGCAGATTCGTCGGCGGGTATGACGTAAAACCTCCGCTTGTGACCAAAAGGCGACTGTAGTTCGCCAACTTCCATCACCTGTTTCTCAATCTCTTTAGTCCAGTCCCACACCTTTGGGAATCTTTCCCACCAGAAGTCAATGAACCGCTGAGCTTCCTCGTGGGGCATGTGATACATCTGTGCAAACGAGTAGGCTGATTGCCAGTATGCTACTCCGAAGTTGATGTTCTTGGATCTGACGTATTGCTCGTAGGTATAGTCGTCGCCATAAAACTGGGCAGCGACTTCTTTGTGTAGACTGCGATCCGTGTCAAGGTAGATACTTTGAAGGTTCTCGTCGCCGGATAAGACAGCAATAGCTCTAAGTTCCGCTTGTGAAAGGTCGGCCGATATGAAAACGCACCCAGGATTCGGTAGAAAGCAACTTCTGATATTGGGGAGTCCTTCTTTGGTTCGAGTGATATTCTGTAGATTAGGATTAGCACTTGATAGTCTCCCTGACTCAGTTCCATGGATTTTGAATTCCGTGTAGATTTTGCCATTTGGGTAGCGCTTGACAACCAGCCCCTCAAGGTAGCGGCTCCGCTGAGTATCGAGAGCCTTGAAGTCATCCAACGTCTGGATAAACTGGTCGATAGCCATTCGACCATTGGCTGCTGCTGTGCCTGTGGCTGCTTGCTCGTCGAATCTAGACTTATACAGGCCGAGTAGCATAGCCTCGCGAACAGCCTTATCTGTGGAGCGCTTGCCCTGTTTCTCAATCCTCGGACGCATAAGATCGTGGGTGATTCCCCATTCGTCATACATCAGCGTCTCTAGCTGCTTGGGCGAGTTAGGATTCAGTTTAGGCTTTCCTGAGATTTGACGCAGAAAGACTTTCTGATCGCGAAGCTTGGGCCATACCTCGTATTCAAGCAGATCACAAGCCTTGTCGGCATCGTAGAGATTGCCTTGAAGCTCTATCCTCGTGAGTGTCTCGCTGAGACGAATGAGCAGGGAACGGTACGGCTTGTCCCAAACGTCATCGTGAATAGCGCGAGCTTTCAAGACCTCAAAGAGAGCCAAGCAACCAGCAGTATCAAGGCCATTATAATGATAAAGATCAAATCTAGCCTGTCGATCCGGGATCACCCCCGTCTTCTTGATGTTACTGACGGCCGCCGTTTCATACTTCGGCCATCCAAGCTCATCCTTCAAGAGCCATTCAAGTGAGTGACCACCTGCTCCACTCTCAGGATCACCGGGACGTTCATCGAGACACCAACTCAGCAGCATGGAATCTTCATCACATCTGGCATCGATGCCATGCATGCGAAGTATCTTTACGTCATACTTCCCGTTATGCCACAGATACTTGCAATCATCCCGCTCCCACAATCGCATGAGTTTATCAAATCCCTGCTGGTTAGTGCAGACATTCTCACCGAAGACAACCGCGCGTTCCGGTCGAATCGAAAACCCCGCACAGATGATCTGAGCCGTGTGAGCTAGTCCGTCTTGCTCACCTACGCCACGAGTCTCAATGTCGGAAGCAATCAGAGTGCCCGATTGAATCATAGCATTCATTTCACCGATTGCTGCCAAAGCCTCGTCTACGTCGTCGATCCAGCGCACTTTCGGTAAAGCAGGCACAGGGAGTGGATCAAGTGCCAACCTAAAATCTCGGAGAATATTTGGGTACGTCGCATCATCACGAACTACGACGGCGGGATTGCTAGTGACAATAACCCGCTGCTTGATGGGGAGGCTGCCTACCTCTCTGGTATGAACATACCCACGATTCTGTCCTATGTTAGAGACTCCGAGAATTCCGTAGGCTGCTTCTCGTCCACACGCAATGATAGTGTCAGCATAAGAGATTTCGTCTTCAAGTCTCGGTTCACAGCAAGACTGTGCCAATGCGAATCCGGACTCTGTACCATCTGACGCACAAAGTACGACATTCGTTGCCAGTGTGTCGTCTCTACTAGATCCATGTATTTGAAGCAAATGGTTAAGGACTTTACCTGAGGGGCCGCTGAAGGATTTTCCTGAAATTGATTCATAGTGTCCAGGACTCCTTGAGACAACAGCTACCTTTGCATCTTTGGGGCCAGTAGTCACGGCCATAGCTCGATTATAGAACGGGCACTTCTCACACACCGCTAACGGGTGTTTCCTTTCCCGCTGTACTTCAGTCATTGTCATGTCCTTATGGCGTATGGGCTCTGTCTATCAGATGAGACAACATCTCCTCGATCTGGTGATATAAGTCCCTGATGGTGTCGTTGTTATCAATCAGATAATCCCAATCGAAATCGATAACCTCACTCCTGTGCTGCCTTTGTACCGAAGGGGCCGCGATTTCTTCTTCTTCGTACATACGGCGTCTGACACGAACTACTAGTCCACCAAGCTCACGCACGCGAGCTGCTTCATTTGAGAATCTTAGATCGCTAACAACAATCGCGCGCCCCGGATAAAAACCCTGCACAGGGAGTGTATAGTCTAGCCAGAAATCCTTGCCGAATACATCACGGTGCGCTTCTGTACCATACCGCTGGAGAAATTCACGGAATGTCAAGCCCTTGATACCAACATATTGAATCCATTGTTGATACTCAGGCTCACCGATTTCTCCAATTCCTACTAGAACATCTCTGTTCTTGAGCTTGTCTACTTCGGAGAACGGGATTTTGAAAAGAGCTGCGATGCTTTGCTTGAGTGGATCGGCAAATGCCTTGCGCTCGAAGTTGTGTTCTTTGACGAGATACGCGGCTATCGTATCTTTGCCTGATCCTATCTCGCCTGAAAGACCTATGATCATACTGTTATCATGCCTCTTTGGTGTTGGTGGTTTATGTCGCCCAATACGCGTAGCCACGACCCCTATGTTCCTTTCTCACTAGTGCTCGTTGTTCGAGTGTTTGCAGGATTAGTTCACCCTCTTTGGCTGAAAGATGAAATCTGCGTAAAATATCAGATCTGCTGATTCCGGGGTGTTCTTGAACAAACTCGAAAATCTTTTCGACCTTCTTTTCGTGCAGACTCTTGCCGGCATTGACAATCAAGTTTACAGCGTTGCCACCTATACCCTGGATGAACCAAGCAGCATTGAGAACATCGTCTCTTTCAACAATGATGACTGGCTCGTTAGAGACGACTTCCCCCGGCTTCTGTCTAGTCGCAGCGAGTATGACACTGATCTTGAGCAGAGACTTACTTAGACGATCGAATGTGGGCAGAGCGAGATTAGGAAGCAGGCTAGTCCTAGCCGCTCTAATCAGCATCATCTCAAACTCTTGGTTAGCTCCCCAGGCGTCGGCCGTCAGTCTTGCCATATATCTCGGAGATGTCTTCATCTTTACTCCGCCGATCTTCTGGTCTACATCGCAAGCGTAGTTTTCGTACAGATCCGCTAGCTTATTCATTATCACAGCACGCTTAGCAAGATTGATTTCCTTTGGAGGCCCGAGAGGCTTAATTTTACTATCTTCGTCTCTGTCACCAATGACCACTAGAAACCGTGGGAGGAATCCAGAGTAGACGAATGAATCATCAATTGATGCGTACACACGATCAGGTGTGCCTCCAAAGAGCATCACGAATGATGGTGATTCAATGGATATCGTCTCTTTACGCAGACGCCTGCGGTACACAAGAGGGGCGTCGTATAGGTGAGTAAGCGTTTCTTGCATACTCGACATGTAGTCCTTATGCATCATGCTATCGAATAGCCCCGATACCTCATCTCTGTGAAAGATGCTCGATTTGTTGGGCCTCTCGGATACCGCCTGAAGCATACCTTCCGACGAACCATCGTTAGCTACGAGCATCGCTGGATCCATAGCCATCAAAAAATCGATGGCCATACGCATGGCCGTCGTTTTTCTGGTTACTGTGGATTCACCTAACAACAGTCCCCAAAGGTTGGGAACGATGTAACCTATTGAGGTTTCAATCTTCACCGAAGTTGCAACAATCGCGCTCAGTACGATGAGCATTGAGATATCGTGAAACTCTGGGATTGCGTCGGTAGCCGATGATGCCCACGCTCTATACTCGTCCAAGAATGTCGAGGATTGTGGGGAACCAACCAGTTGTGGCATATTGATTAGTTCAGAGTTGCTCTTGACAGTTACCGATTTGTAATCCTCTCCGGCCTTCAAGACATCACGCCAGAGATGATCTATCGGTCTACCGTCACGCTGGTATTTGTTTGACTTAGCCTCCTTGGCTACGACAAACACTTCTTCTGGAGTCATACCGGATCTGTAACATCTATGGATAACTCCCCAAAATGCCTCACTCCAATCAGAACCCTCGTCCGGCTCGTAAGTGAAAGCATCGATGAATCTCTCGTTCAAGTACGGACTGTACTTATACAAGATGGATTCGCTAGTCATTGATTTGCTGCTTATCGGAAGTGGGGGATTAGCGAGCCCTGGTGATCCATCGGGTAGCACGGATTCCAGTTGCTCAAACCATTCAGCCTGAGCTAGAGTTTCAGATATACGCTCCAACTCAACAAGAGCCGGAGGACTGTACTTGTAGTTGACTGTCAGGGGGACGCGCAAAAGCTGCGTAAGATCCCATCCAGACTTGTCTGCGTCAAGCGAGTAAGCTAGACGACGCGAGTAGTCCTGTGCTTGGTAGGCATCGATACTTGCATTCATTCGCCAGATTGCCTGCCATCTACCGACACTCGAAGCAATCACGATAGGCGGCGGAATCTGCGGAGGCTTGATAGTATCAGGATTTACGCTATCCAAATCAGCCCATAGAAGATTAGTGTGCAGACAGAAATCCTTCCTGCGCTCACGCTTCTTTAGCAGGTTGATGCAGAAATATACGTTGCTTGTCCTCTCCACAGAAAGTATAAAGTTTTCCATCTTTATACTCTCTTTGGGCCAATCAAAGAAATGCTGCGCAAACGTGGCTTTAGGAGCGCGAGGATCTGTCGTGGCTAAACAGAGATGACCTTCTGTGTCGCCAAATATCAGATCAAAAAACTTTAGCCTTATCGTGCTCTTAGCTTGACTCTCTGTAGACATAAGAGGATGGTAGGAATCGAGCCTACATTTTTAAGTGGTTTCTGTGAAGGGGGCACCACTCAAAAACCCCGCATAAGATGGGAGGGGTCGTCTCATCTTACTGCATCCTCATCCAGCTAGCTTCGGCTGCTAGTGCTACAGCAAACCGCTGGAAGTTGCGCCTGCAATTGATCCAGCAGGCTTCACTCCCTTGACAGGGTTGTTGAACTCGCCTTCCACGGTGTTACCCTGCCGATCGCGCTTCTGCTCCTTACCAACAACGACCACACACTCACGACCAGTGTAGTCATCGAAGTCAGGATCGAACTTCTTGTCACGAACAGCGGCCTCGTCATCACCGAGAGCCGTGAAGAACCTGATAATCATGCCCTTCATCTTGGATGCCTTGACCGGATCGTAGTCCGCGGGCGGGACAACGTACTGAGTGAACACACGCCGATTGGCGAGCGGCTCATCAACAAGCCTGAATTGAATCTTCATCATGGGAGTACCGGCAGGCATCTTGCCTGTGCCATCAGTGTTCTTCACGGCATCCCACTCGATCTTGAAAATCTCAGCATTGTACCTACCGGGCTCGATAGGCTCAAATCCTGAGGTATCACCGTCACTCAGATTCAGAAGGCCCATATCTCTCTCCTGTGTTTGTGATTTGATTAGGCTAGGCTGCTTGTGTGTTATGCTGGGGTTTCAGGCAGAAGCGGTACGCCCTGGATCATGTCCCAAATGAGTGGGATGGTGGGATCAATTATCTCTCCACCAAGCGCACCAGTTCTATCCTTGGCTTGTACTCGTTTTGTCCCCTGGAATTGAATCTTACGCTGTACTTCACCAGTGCCGCTAATCTCGTTGTAGTAGTAACCAACGACATCGACAAAACCCGTAAGCTCAGTCTTCAGCTTACCAGAGAAGCCTGGGAAGTACTTGGTAGGCTGACCTTCCTCGTCCTTTGAATTCACTCCTGCAACAAAGATAACGTGACAGGGAAGATCCTTGAAGGCTCTGACGAGTTTTCTAACATGCGAACGATTGATTCCCCATTCACGGGGCGAAGGTACATCGACATCGACTTTATCGGGATTTCGATTATATGCGTCGCGCATGATATATCGCATATCGATATCAGCAAGCTCATCGAGTCTGTCAATGACGACTGTGCCATAGGGCATCTTCCCCGTTTCTCGGTCAATCGATTGGAACAGCATCTCATAAATTTCATTGATGCCGAGCATCGTCATCTCACCGCGCTTGATCTTATCGATCGATCGAACCGCGAGAACATGCAGACTAGGGCGATGTCGCAGAGTCACGACGCCACCGTCGATATCTAAATACAGCACAGGGCTAGTATCTGGATTGTCTTCTGCAGTTCCACACAGATACGTCTTACCCACGCCGGGCTCACCATAGATGAGCATGTTGATCCACTCAACTACTTCTGAGGGTGGCCTGACTTGTAGCTTGCTAGCCAGATCATCCAACCCCTGTACTTCAGCGATAGGGGCTGGTTGCTCTAGTTCAGAAGTAGTCGGCTCTGTTGTAGTTTCCGTCTGCGTCTTGGTCGCCACTGAGTTTTATCCTTCGTGTTAGGTCTACGATTTCCATGCTGAGATACGGAATCAAGTGCATGTAACAGTAGGGAGTCCCCTTGTACTTGAAACACGTAGGAGATGAGCAACCCCTTGACGCACACCTGACAGTGGGATAACCATCGTGTCTAGTGACAGGCCCATCTTCTGGAAGTGTGGCATATTGGGTCGCTTTCCTGGTTTGTTTAGTCTGTTTGGCCTTGATTACTTCTATCTCTAGTTGTCTCTTGTTCGGAGGTTTCTTGAGTGTCTTGGTTTCTTGTTTGTGCAGCAAGTCTCTGACCTGCTGTGCATCGAGTGGCATTAGCTACTCCCGTTTAGTTACGTAACTGGTTACGTAACTGGTTATAGCCACTTCCGAGTGACTATGATTACGATGAACATGATGAAGGCGATGATTACGAAATCAGGCCAATTGAGAACTACTGATGTACTTGCAGTTAGTATCTGCGCTATCACAGTGGTTTAGTTCCCTTACCCTTACAAGTGGGACACGTAGCCCCATTCGTGTTGCCGGTACCATCGCAGGTACCACAAGTCTCTGTTTGAGGTACAGCCATGGTGTCTCCTTCTGTGACTAGTATCAGTAACCTAACAGGTTCAATTGCGCGTTTTCGAGTTTTGCTTGTGCTCGCCTTGCGTCGAGGAGGCGCTTATGTGTCCTGTGGTTTGATCTATCTTCCTTGCGCCTATGTTCCAACGCCAACAGTATCTTGCGTGCCGTATCTTGTCGAACTGTGCAGTAGACTCCATTCATAACTCTGCGCAGAGTCATGTGCCCCACGAGAGCGTACTCAGCAGCAGCTTCATATGATCCACACCTATCAACCAGTTCCTTGACGTGCGGACGTATCTTACTACAATCGATCTTGCCGGCCGGACGATATTTCTCGTAAGCCATATTAGTTGCGACGAATATCCGCTATAGCAGCGGCCTTTGTGAGGGCCGCGAGATGCTCTGTGAGTCTTACGATCCTGCGCGGCTCTTCTAGACCAGCACGTTCGATCTGGTTGAGGATGTAGCGTGCAGCTTCGGCGTAAGTGGGTTCTCCGAAACGGGGACGCGACGGATCACTCATGTTCTCTTCAATCAGAAAAATCTCTTTCATCTATCCCTCTGCCTTACGTAGTTGTCCGCGATCATAGTCTGCCAATCTGATCCATCATCCTTAGCAATGCAGGGCGCGCGAAATGCACACCGTAAGCAACGCCAATCGTTTGACTTGTTGGGATAGATACGCAGATTCGGGTCTAGCATATCCATTGCTTCCAAGTACATGAGATAGCCTGCGCTTGCAAGCTCGTGACGATTCCTACGAACTTGTTTCCTGATAAAGAACTGGTCATCGCCTAGCTCTTGGAGGTACGCGATGTAGTTCTTATGCGTCTGAGACAAGGATTCGACATCGATGTTATTCTCGTTGATCCACGCCATGAGCATGTCGTAGGTGCAAGACTCGTTTGTACGATCGACCGAAAAGAGTCCACCGCGTAAAATCGTGGGAGGCTTGGGGTATGTCTTGCGTAGGACATTGTATACGATTTCCTCCATTGCTTCACCGGCATAGGGAAGTCCGTAATACTTGGCTTCAACTTCTGCCGCGTAAAGGTAGCTTGTGCATTGCTCGTCACTCTCTAGCTTCTCGAAGAAATCCTCATCGATTCGGCTTGAAGTCTTGTGATCGATCACTCCGAGCTTGCCGTTAGGTTTTGCCCAAATAGCATCCATCCTACCACGGTTATGTACTTCCAATGTCTTGCCGTAGTTAGGAGATTGCTCACGAATATCCACAGCCTTGAGGATGCACTCATTCTCGTAGTCCCAAATGGGAATACTAAAATCGTGCTCTGTGCAGAGCACTTCAAATCCATCCATACGCGCAGCGTAATCCTTATACGCTTGCATCATGTTTATACCCAACTCTAGGAGACTATCGTAAATCTCCGTGTCGGGATCAGGTATGATATCCTCAAGTCCACGCACAATCCACAAGGGATTCTCACGGAACTCACCAACTGTCTGGTGGTGCATGATACTTTGATGTGCTGGACGAGGATTCAAGTCATAGACACGATCTAACCATTCTTCGGTGACTACGCCACCGCGCCATTGTATGTCGAACCATGTTTTCCATGATTCGACTGGATCGTGCCTTAGACCTGGATTGTAATACTGTTCGAGTGCCCAATGGATACCAGTACCAAACCACAAGTCTGTGTTGATACCCATGATATCCGCACGTAAGGATAGATTCTGACGTGTGGGCGAATTCCAGTCGAAGTAGCGTCTACATCGTTTGAAGCTTCCCCTATCGCTGTTATGAATGGGGATTATGTCGTACTTCGATGGAGTCTCTGGGGGTTGCCAAAGTGCGCTGGATAGCCCAGGTGCAGTACTTCCCGTTTCTGTCACTGTTCTCCCGTTTGACAGACTTGCAGGGGACGAGGCGGAAGTACTGATTCTACCACAACCTCGGCCCCTGTCAAGTCGGATTTCCCCGCAATTTGCGGCTTTCCCGTTTTGAGTAAGCTGACTGTTTTCTACAGTGGCAACACTGGTTATTCGTCTAGCTTTCTTTCGCGAGCATGGATCTTGCAGAAGTTACCTTGCTCAGTGAAGTAATGCGCAGGCTTGGGACATTGTGTGCTAGCCACTGTGTTTATCACAGCTTCGCATCTCGTCCCCTGTGCTGCCTTTTCATTCAGAGGGGGCCGCGCAG